GACCTTAGTGACCTGCTTCCCGCTATTGCTGCCGCTCCCTTGCCATGTTCCGGATGTGACGCCGGACGGGTTCCAGGTCTGCTGGTTGCCGTTCGAGAACTCCAGCCGCACGCGGGAGATGGTGTGCGTCGAGGTGATGTAGACCGACGTATTGCGATATTCCACCTGGATGTGCGGCGTGCCGTTGGAGTTATTCTGCGGCACTCCCTTGGCCACCGCCCACTTCGGCTCGAAGGTCAGCACGCTGCCATAGCTCGGGTTGCCCAGGTCGGCCCAGCAGCCTTCGAGGTTGGCCTCGATTGCCGCGCGGCCGAAGTGCGAGATCTTGGCGAAGGTTGAGTCGTCGTTCATCGAGCCGGAGAAGTCCAGCACCATCTGGATGTCGCGCGGCTGAAAGGTGGCGATCGCGCTCGCTTGGATGTCGAAGTCCTTGTGGCCGATTGCTTGCGCGAAGAAGAGCGGATTGTTGGGATACCGCATCGTCACACAGAGCGTGGAGGGCAGTCCGTCGGCGGCCGGGATGATCTGCATGGTCACGGGATCCCAGTGCCCGGTTGTGATCTCGTAGTCGTTCTGATGAGCGGCCAGGAACTGCGTCATCATCAGCTCCAGCTCCTCGTCGTGGCCCACCATGATCTGCTTGCCCACCGGGTTGCGGACCAGGTACTCGACGACCTTCTGTTCGGCCGCGTCGAGCCCGTTCACCAGTTCGCCGGCCCCGGCCAGCGCGGCGGAATCGACTTGCCGCTTGAGCTGCGTGTTGAGCGTGTACATGTAGCCCGAATCGACGCTGACGGCGAGCAGGGCCATCATCACGATCATCACCTTGTGGTTGATTTTTAGCTACATTATTACTATATGGAATAGAGGAAATTCCAGGGTTCTTGAAACCAGTTGGTTTCCCATTCTTATCTAAAATATCACTATGCATTTCGTATTTTTCCTTATTATATGTTTGACTTATCGCATACACTGCCTTTCCGGTGTTATCACCATGTTCATAATGACAATAAATATCGAAAGGTGTAATTTGTTTGTTTCTACCTGACATTTCATCATTTTCTGAGTAATGCCAAGATGTATTTGTATCCAAGTGGACAGAAACGCTACTAGAACCTTCAGTTTTACCTGGACGGTAATAATTTATTTCTTTTTCATCTACTTGTGCAGCGAAGGAGTAACCGTATTTTTCAAGAATATCTTCTATTGATGTTTCTTTGTTGAATCTATTGATAGTCGAATCATTGGGATACTGCTTGCTTCCCCATTCTACTCTTGGAACTCTATCAATCACTTTTGGTTCGATTGTATTAAATGTTCTAGCGACAGTATAAACCATTTCTAGGTCGTTAGCTTCGATAGTTGGGATTGAATTGATAAAGTCTTCTGCGTCATCGTCGATAAGATAATATGTTCCATTTGGATGTACACTAAAAGGCAACACAATATATTGTTTGTTTGCTCTTGTCTCGATTACAACCTGCTCCTTATCACCGTCTTGTTGATAAGCTAGTTTTAACCCCTTAGTTGATTCGTTTTCTGAATAGTACCAAAGATGTTTTCCACCCTTACCAGATGTTACAACTGGGCAATCTTTTACTATTGATGCAACCGCCGTTGACATGAATTCAGCAAAGATGTTTGTTCCATTTGATAAGACATCGAAATCTAACACTTCTAGATTTTGCGAAGTGGTACCAGTTAAAACTAGAAACGTTGAATAACCAGCGTCAAGCCACATCTTTACATCACTATCTGTATTTCGATACTGGTGTTCGTCGTGATATTTTTTCCATTTAATCGCTGCTTCTTTGGTTCCTGGTTTGCATGGGATAACTTGCAATCCTGCATTGTGCGCAGCCCAGACCATTTTCTCTAACTGTAAATGTTTTTCCATATTCTCTATTCCTTATGTTTTATTACTTGACAATAAGGAAGATATTTGATATAGTGAAGTCACCACGACAACACGATACATTATGTATCTTCCATTTAAAACTCTCTTGATAACAGGAGAGTTTTTATTTCTCGATAGCTTAAAAATATTCTTATTGCGAAACTGTTGTTTTATTGTATTTACCTCTAGGTTTTTTTCGATTGATTCCTTGTTCAATCTCATTGATTCTTTCGTCAATATCTTCTCTCTTAATCATGATTCTCCAACCGAATTCATCTCTTTCTGTATCGATGAGATTCCGCTTAATCCACTGTCTAATTGTATCAACTGAACGGTTAGCGTAAATAGCTGATTGCTCAACGCTCAAAACTCTTCATATCCCTCTTTAATCCATTTCTCAATCTCTTCTTGGGTGTTCTTATAACCCTGCTCATGATACTTCTTCCATTTGATTGTAGGGAGTTTTGTGTTACCGTCCCTTGGGACTAATTGATATCCCTTTGCGCTCAGTAGTCTTACCGTCTCTGCTAATTTGTTATTCATCAGTATTATCCTTAATTTTGATTGTAAATTATATTTTTATCAAATTTATCTCTACTTATATTTTTATTCCATTCCGATTTCTTGATGTTATTCCTAGTATTTCTTGCATAAATATATTCTCTAAATGATGGAATATAGATATATGTTCGTCCATCTTCTTCAAGTGTCATGAAGTTGTTTCTCGCTATCCAAAAAATAATAGTTGCAGTTTTTACGCCTATCATTTTTGCAGCATGGTTAATGCTAATATATTCTTCATAATATTTATGGTCATGAAAGCAACCTTTTGATGATTGTACTTCAAGACGAAAATTATATAATCTATCCCATTTATCTTTATAGAAATCTAAATATCTTTGTTCTGCCGAATCAAGTTTTTCTTTGATAGGTTCGACGTATTCTAGAATGATGAATTCAAAATTTTCTTTACCATATTTCTGCATAGCCCTTTGCAGTGGTACATTGCTATTTCTACCTTTAAAATGGTCATTTTTTCTTCTAAGTAAATGTAAAGCTTGACCTATATATCTTTTATTATTGACCAAATTTACAATTGCATATATTCCACTAATTAAATATTTTCTATTCATTTTTATTATCCTTTTTTACAGTGTCTAATTCTTCTGTTTCATCTTTATTCAATTCTTTCATTCTCTCTTGGATGAATTGGTCAAAGCTAACTTTATCTACCAATAATTGATTATTCAATTTCCGATAGGTCTTAATTTTCCCTGACTTAAACCACTTATCAAGGGTAGTTCTTGACACTCCCGATATCTCCATTGCTTGACGGATTGAAATTGTATCTTCTGTCGTCTTCACATATGGTGTTCTTTGCATTTCCTTTTTACTCATTATTTCCTCTTCTCCTTAAATCAAACTTTTTATACTTTTCTTATACGATTACCCTACGCTCGTATGTCTTAATTGTAACACGGGTTGGAAACGTTGTCAAGAATAAACATCTGTTTTTGTGGTGATATAAGAAATTCTAACAAAACGCAAACAATCCATTTTATAGATAGTAATTGCAAATACAGCATTTTATATCTATAATAAAATCCATTGACTGATTTGGGATATAGATAGTGATTTGGGATAACTCTTTTTTGATTTGGGATAACGGTTGGGATAACGGTTTTCAAAAACCGTTAGTCGAAACAACCAATAACGGTTCAATAACGGTTTTTTCCAGAGAGAAAATCGAGGGGAATAACGGTAACGGTTTTGAATAACGCTTTTTGGTAATAAAAAACCGTTATTAGTGTTCATTTATATAAATGAACATAAATAACGGTTTTAACGGATGCACTTCGTGCATCAGACCAGAAAGAGAGAGAGAAAGGATAGGATAAATGATATCTAGTAATATTCCTCTATATGTTGTTTTACGAAACGGTTGTAAAAGGAAGTTTTAGCTGAATCTAATTCTCCTAACGTCGTTCGGAAAGTTTACGATGTTTATTTTTCTATTATCCAATACCAATTGCAAATAACACCTCACGAGACTATAATAAAATCCATTGACTGATTTTGGATATAGATAGTGATTTGGGATAACTCATTTTTAATTTGGGATAACACTTGGGATAACACTTGGTTGAAGTGTTATTGAATGGTATGTAATAACAGTTGGATAACACTTGATTATAGGTGTAATTTTGAAGTGTTATAACACTTGATTTAATAATAACAGTTGATGGATAAGAATGAAGTGTTGTTATTGAAAAACACTGTAAGTGTTTTCAAATAACACTTCAATATCACTTCGGCATCTTCGATGCCAGACCAGAAAAGAAGAAGAGATTAGGATGATAGTAAGTAATATAGAATTATATGTAATTCTTCTAAAGAGAGATTCATTAGGTACAATCATCAGATTGTTCCCCGTTATCGCCTGGGCTAACCGAGATGATTCCTTGGTTGCAGTTATTCCGACCAATGTAGATGAAGATGATTATAAGAAGGCTTACCCTGTCGATGACCCTTTAGTAATATCGGAATATGGAAGAGACTTCTAATCATCTCCTTTCTGGTCTGCGACTGTAAGTCGCCAAGAATAATGAATTTCTGCTGAAGAAATAAAATAAGGGGAGAAATCTCCCCCCTTACCTCATCTTACATCTGCGCAATCAACGATGCATCAACGTGACCATTGATAATATCCATCTGCTGTAATTCGGCAATGTATCTATCAATCGTTCTTGCAGATTTACCGAAGTCTTTGGCAATCTGCGATTTGTTTAATTCAACCGTTCGACAACCGGCATAGTGTTGGGCTAGAAAGTCGGCAAATTTGCGTAGGTCTGCCTGCTTTTTGTCTTTCCTGTCGGCGTTGATTGCGTCCCTTTGCGCTGTCCAGTCGGCATCAACCGGCGTTTCTGAGGTCGGCATACTGGGTTTTTTCCCTTTTTGTTGGTCTTTAGTCGGCATCAAATCAAGCAATGCTTCATCTACTTGCGCTTTAATTACAGAATCAAATTGTTTTTCGATTTGTTTCTTGATACGACTGGTGTCAATTTGCGTGAAAATATCAGTCATCGCCAAAGCAACTTGGTCCTTGATTTGTGCTTTGCTGTCCCTTAGCATCTTTGTCTTCTCTGATTTCTCCGCAAACGATACGGCCAACGCCAACCCTAATTCCACAATAAACGGTGGTGCAAAACCAAGAAAGAGGTGCTGTTTCAATGTGGGTGAGGTAGGCAAGATATTGAATCTGCCCAGACAAGCCAGCAAGAAGGATAACCGCTGTTAACAGCAGGAAGAATGGCAACTTATCATGGTAATCTTGCTTTGAAAGATAAATCGACGCTGAAATTAACCCTATCCCAAGAGCGATACCCAAGAACCAACCAACGGCCATAGCGTGGCCGATTCCGATAAAGAAGGTGGCGATATTCATTGCTGAGTACGCACCGAAAATATACATTGACAGATGCACGATACTTTTATTATTTAGATGTTGTTTGATACTATTCATGATATAATCCTTTCGATAGTGTTCTGCTATCACAATGGGGCATAGAGTGTTAGCCGCACTTCTATGCCCTTCACTTTTTATAAGTAATCTACTGATTTCAATTTACTCTTCATTTCCATTGACGTGACTACAAAAGCGACCAACAAAACACAAGCAAGGATGATTGTGAAGTCAAACGTGCTTAATGCGCCCAATAGAACCATAGATAGAAATATTTTCATCTTTTCTTTACCCCCAAAAGTTGTTTTGTATGATTGTATGATTTGTATTTTTCCCTGAAATACAGGGAAAACAATACAATACAATACAAATAATACAAGAGATATTTTATATAGAAACCCCTTCAACATACTCTAAAATCACCTTAGAATTGTTGCCGTCGATACCCCTATCATAGTAATCCTTATGATATTGTCTAATCTTACTATCGTTCAATACTTCACCATCTTTCCTCTTTTCGATAAGTGATTGCACAAAATCCATTCTTCTTGTTATCACCTTTGATATCCCTTCATCAATCGTAGAGCGACCAGAAAAGGATTGAGGGAAGGAATCATCTTCACCAACAGATTCATCCTTATCCATCATAAAGTGTGCTTGTTTCCCTTCGTAGGCTTTCACAATCACATCCACAATCCATCCATAATCCCCTGCAAGCAACCCTTGAACCCTATGGTTAAAATATTGAGGACAGTTAAGGATGAAAGCGCCGTATCCTGGCAAACGGTCTGCTCCTGATTCGGCGTGACCAGTTGCGTACTTTGCTTCCTCTGGGGAGGTAACGTTACCTGTCAGATTGCAAACCAGTTGACTTCTTAGAGTAGTATCGATACTCTTTGATGTAGGTCTTTGGGTAGCTGCAATTAGATGAATATTCCAGGCTCTACCAAGTCTAGCGATGGCTGTTAGGTCGTCAATTGCTTCTTTACTGTGCTCGGTTATACTTGCTATCTCATCACAGAAGATGAAGATACCCTTCTTAGATTCATTGAAATCACCTTTCAACATCCTTCTATCTAATTCCAGCCTAACCCTATGGATTGCTTCTTCTGCTTCATCAAGGTCAACGATAGGGTTTGTTGCTAGATGTGGCAACCGTGCAATCGTGCTTCTGGCAAAATCAATCCCCTTTGGGTCTATCACGACCATACTTGCGTGCTGTGGGTCGTTCGCTATGGCTAAAGAGAGAATCATTGATAGAAGTAGTTGAGATTTGCCACTCCCTGTTACACCGGCAACCAAGATATGACAAAACTTTTCTTGGGTCATGTCCAGAGCGATAAGCGATTCTCTTTTCCCTTTCCAGTGTATTGCAGGAGAGAGAAAGAATTGATTTTTCGGCAAACTATCAATCTCTTTTAACCACTCACTAAGATGAACCGGCAAAGGTTTTTTATGGTAAAGGATAACCCTTAATGGTTTACTCTCAATTGCCACCCTTCTGAAGCAATTCACACGAGTAAGATTTTCTTCTATTTCATCGGCAAGGGATAAGACGATTTCACTCTTTGCCCCTGGTTGTTTATGGATAACCCATACATCACCATCAGACCGTTTTATATGAACCCCTAGAGAAAAATTAGGTTTGCCGGTGACAGGATTTATCCCTGAGTACTGTTTCAATACATTATTGATTGTCTTACTGTATGGCCCTTTGACCATCCCTAAGAATTCAACTGTAATTTCATCAAAGATATTACTCATAGGGTCATCGTCAAGCATCCCAAATCGAACGATGTTAAATAATCTCTTTATCATAATCAATCTCCTGATAGATATTTATTATCATTATCAATTACCTTATAAGTTGGTTTTTCGTCTTCAAATACCCCAGACGCCCACAGCATGACGATTATCATTATGGGGTCATCAATCCATCCAACCATAGGGATAACATCTGGAGCTACGTCAACAGGGGAGAATAGATACCCTGCGATAACGAGCATTGCAATAAACTGAGATAGTTTTTTCATTTTTATTTCCTCTTTCTAAAGAAAAGAGAGAGGATACGTATCCCCTCTCCATTTCAACATTATTTACATTCATACTGTTTGGTTGACGGTGTAAACCACAATCTTTGACCGTCAACACAGATAGGGATTACAGTGTGGTTGCGATTCTTTGCAAGATATTCTTCTTTCGTTGCCGTCACTGACTGACATCTTTTCACATTCTCCTTTTGGCGCAACCACAAATTAAACGTGCCAATATTGCTGCAATTTAAATCAGTGTGAACGCATGAATTAGGAATATCCCCATCACAAGAAAGAACATCTTTTGTATCTTTGTCGATAATAATGGTGCTATCGACTTCAATATAAGAGATATCCTTTTCAGTGAATCCGATTGAATCACTCTCTGTTTTAACCGATTCGGTGTTCCCTGGCACCCACCAAGAAAACCACAATTTATAAATAACGAAAACGGCTAGGCCGGCAATGGCGAGAACCCTTAAAAGATACTTCCATTCATTGTTTGGTGATACCTGTGCGATATCGATTTTTCCATTAAACATATTCTTTACCCTTTCCTAAAAAATCATATAGATTCCAACAAAAACCAACACGAAAACAACCAGTAGAACCAACTCAAGAATCAGGGACAAACACCCTATAGGTTGTCTGGGTGCGTCCTAGTAAATGACTGTTACATTAGGTTTATCCATTTCAACCTCCACCTACGAAAATCATGTATTGACGTAGGATGTCAAAAAACGATATAATGTAATCACTAAAGTAAATCATTAGGGCATACAGGAGAAAGAACAGTTGGACTCTTGAATGCTCACTGATTAATCTTAGATTATTTTTCATAGTACTTTCCTTTTGTTATCCCATGTGTTAGCAGCACATGGGTTTATTTTTTACTTTACGTAGTCCCAGCGATACCCATAAGCAATCCGTTGGCCTTTCTTTAGTAATTGCGCAAGATATCCTACGCAACCATTCATTTCTTTGGTTGCTTCAGAGATACTTTGAAATTCTTTAATCGTGATTCCATCCAACGTTTGCATAACCACCTTTTTCTTGGCCTTCGCAGTTAACTTATCTTTGTGTTTTTGCGTCAATGTTATTGCATTACCTGGGGTGGCGTATTTCGTGATATTATAGAGTTCTGATTTATCAAACTGGTCTAACCAGTATTGTTCACGGATAACTAAATCTTCTTCTTTCTCTACAAACTCAACCACTCGATAGGTGAAACTCTCTTCTCCATATTTGCTGTAGGCAGCTTGAAGATGAGGGTTCTCATGAGTCCCTTTTCTCAATCTCCATCGATGATGCTGGAACCTTTGAGATAAATTCTTACTAGACCCACAATAAACTTTTCCATTTACGAGATTCTCAATCAGATATACTCCTGCGTTATTCATTGTCATTCCTTCTTTAAGCTTTCCATCTTGGCATCTAAATCTTCTCGATTTAGCGCCCAGCAACGTTGCTTGAAATCCCATTCTTTTCTAATGGGCGGCTGTTGTTTCATCCATCTTCTGATAGTCTCATCACTTCTTGATGTGTATTCACATGCTTCTTTAATTGTTAGGTATTCTTTGTTTTCCATTATGTTTTTTTCCTTTTAATGATTATTAATTACAAATAATTACTAGTGTGCGGCAGGGTTGACTAATCTTTGTTCGCTGCCTTTGGTCGGATTATCGCTAATCCCGTACACACCTATTCAGTTGTTAACGTTCTCTGTTACCTACTCATTATGAGGCATGGGTAGTCACGAGTAAAGAAAAGGTTTTTGGTTCATTCACAGTGGTAAGACCCTTGCAAGAATGGCAATCAAACCCAATACAATGATTGAGATAATAAGCAAAGTGAGAAAAAGATAGGCTCGATTACTCATAGGTTATCGACAATACTGAATTTCTGATTGGAATCAACTAAATCCAGCTAACACCCACGCCAACCAAATAGGAATATGTAATAGTGTTGGGAACAAATTCCCGATAGATACAATGGTTAACGCTGCTGGAATAGATTGGATTAGAAAAGGTGAGAAAATTTCTGCAACCCCCATCATGTATCTGAAATTAATTTGTTTTCGTTGTAAGGATTCTTCCCGTTGTTTCTTGAGAAGAGCAACATTCAATTTATCATTCATAAGTTTTTCCTAATTTAACGTTTTTAGGCTTTCTTGAACTTTTATATTCTGGGTTCACTTTTGCTAATGTGTTTCCAAAAAGGAAATTTCCAAATTGCATATCAACTGATTTATTTTTAGCGACTGTTACAGTATGCTTGTACATTTTATCTGAATATTTTTCTGCTGAAATCCCATTCTGATAGACTGGCGTACTTGTCACCATAAAATTCATAACGTTTGCCCATTGACGAAGATGAACATCAGCAATAAATGCTTGTGTTGATGGCACTGCAATTTCAACTTCAAGACCAAGTGTATCTTCTTCAAATCTCCAGAGCATACCCATGACATGAGTAGGGATTGTATATCTCCATAATGCGTTGTATTCTATATCCGCTACAGAGTATCCATTTTCAGGCTTAAAGTAACTCAGAATTACAGGAGTTACTATTCTTTTATTGCTTCTGTTTCCTTTTGTGATATTCTTTATGAATATTGGCAGAAGAACAATATTCCAAAAGACGATAAACAGGCTTAAAAAAAGCGTAAGTGAATAAGTTAAAAATAAAGGTGTAGTTCTTTTACGCCTTAAGTAGTAATGTTGTGTAACGATGTAAAGATGAGTATAACACAGACTTTAAGTAATGTCAACTAATTTCAAATCAGTTCAAATATTCAAGAAAAAAAAGGATAACAGTAATAGTAATATTAATGTACTTAAACATCCTGTAATAGAAAAGGTATTTATTTTCTACAAGTATCCAAGTTTTTTCTCTCCAGAAATGGTAGCCGATAAAGGATATCAACCACGCAATGGCTAGTAAATTCAAAAGCATAGCAACCTCACTAGTCGATTTGACATAAATATTTAGTTATTTTATCATAGAGTTAAAACGATGGAAAGTACAAGATGGCTAAACGAATTGTAAGCTTTAAAAAAATTGGAGATAATTTAGAAGTATTTCTTGATATTGCTTCAAGCAATAAAGAGAAGAATAAACTAGTTCAGTGTATTTATCGTGTTTTATCGTACTACGATATTGATTTTCCTATTACAAGGAAAAACCAGTCAACACTCATTGTAAATGGATTAGGGAATGTGGATTATTGGGAATCTGTGAGAGATGACATCTACGATGAGTTTGTTGACTGGTATTCAAATGAATCAATTGAGTGATTGACTTCTGAAATATTCAAAAGTTCCTGGGGCAAGAACTAACGCCCAAATATTCGTATCGTTTTTTGATAAAGACAGTGTAAGCGCCCCATTGCTATCAAATTCTACTTTTGACACTTTGTATTCATTTTCACCGTCTATTACAATCTTTGTAGAAATCTTATCCGTCTTTTCTAATGCGGATTTATAGTCTCCCATTTCTACAGATTTCCAAATCTTACTTGAGAAGAAGCTTTCTTTCTTAGGATTAGTGGATGATATGATAATCAAACCAAACGGTTTCGTCAGTACGATATCACCGACGACAGATGTTGTATAGATGTCTTCTTGTTGTAATGTAACTTTGAATTTCATCTGAATAAAAATTCCTCTTGTAATGCGAAGAACATTTCGATATTATCAATAATTTCTTCTGGGTTACTAAACGTTTCTCTTATCCATATTTCAGGATTTTTGTTACTTTTTCTTCTATTGCATTTACGGCAAGCTGGAACTCTATTCTTCACAGAACCATCAATAACAACGAGTGTGTCTTCTGATTGAGCGTTGACAGAGATATAATGTTCCATTTCTAAAGAGTTATCGTAACCAAATTTACGAGTAAGGGTAACTCCGCAATAACAACACTGGTTATTGAAATAATGCAGCGCTATACTCTTGTCGCCTTCTCCGATGTTTGAGTATTCAACTTGTTGCCGTAACTGGTGTTCCATAGTTTTTATTCTTTATATTACTTAAACGCTCTTCATCAATTTTAAAGTCAACGATGGGATTATTCGCCATAGTACATTCTTGAAAAAGATTCAAAACATCAAACAATGTTTCGATACACAATATAACGCATTGTTCAATATCGTCAGAGCATTGAATGATTTGAAGTGCATTAAGTATCACTAGACTGTTATCAACTTCATCGTGATTCAGTTGACTATACTTAAAACCAACCCACATTCTATCATCAAACTTCTTATACAATTCGTAATTAGAAAATTGATGGTGTAAGCAGCATAAACCCCATGCGACAGCAATAAGATGATGGGAACCAAAGTCACTGTCAATTTCTTCGCCATTCAACCATGCATAATAGTGTCTAAGCACACAGTTGATTAACATTTTATCAAAGTATTGACCTTTAGCCCAATTAGGAAACTCAACATTATCAATAACTTCATCTGGGTACTTTGCAACCCCTAATGAAAAATGTTCACTGAGTTTTGCAATACCATATACTGGTAAATAATAAACTCCCTTTGTCACAAAACGCAATAAATCAAATTGTGTTTTCGGTGGGATATATGACATTCGTACTTTACCTTTGTTATAACGGTTGCTTCCACTTCCTACTGCTTTAATCATGCTACTTTTCCCCTCTTAGAATATTGATTGCGCTTTGTGGTACTGATGGAACAGTAACTTTAGGTTTTGGCATAACAAGTCCAACGGGTTCCGTGTTGAATGTGGTATTAGTTGGGATACCAGGGTTACTCCATGCTTCTTTATTTTCGTAATCAAATACAGGGAACTTACTTTTATTATCGCCAATGGTCAATGAAATTACGAATTCCCCACGTTGTTTATAGGCATAGATTTCATTAACAATAGGTTCAAAGAAATTTGGAACCAAACCATTCTTTATTGCTTCTTTAATTCTGAAAAGTTCATCGGTGGATAGAATTGTCATCCATTGAATTTGAATAAGGACATGCTTTCGCACCTTCGTGTATAAACCGTAATTTTTACCTCCAGTTAATGGGAAATATAGATTTCTGATATTAACTTTATGTGGTGTTCTTTTGTTAAGGTTCTTCGCTTCCGCAGCTTCTATAGGAGTGAGTTTAAACATTTAATTTTACCTTCCTTTGTTCTTGTTACGTTAAAGTATTCGTATCTATCAGTCTTTTCATTGTAAAAAGACAGAAGTAGTCGGAAATTATTATTATCAGTCAATAGTGATGAAATCAAGAGGTTTGTAAATTCTGTTTTAAGAATTTCGGTATTTTCAAACAAGATAATGAAGTTGATATCTTCAATGAATGCTTGTTTTATAATTGCCTGTACATATTCCTCATCATTCATTGTTTCTTCATTGTATATTAGAAAATAATATGAAAAACCAACTCTTGTAATTACTTCAGGATTATCAATTTCAAACCCAGTATTCTTATTAACGAATTTATCTCTATGTTCTCTATAAATCATATCTTACCTTTCTTCTTTTGTTGATTATAGTATATAATTATATCATAATATTTTAACATGTCAAATAATTTCATCATGAAAGGAAATGAATAATGTCAGAAGACGTTTTAAATATGATAGAGGCTATTGATTTAGATTTACTTACTAATATTAATGAAATCGAAATTGATAGTACTTTTGAGCGCTCATTACAGGAAGATAACATTGATTCTATTCTTGATGTTGCTCCTTGGAAGCAACTTGATACAGAGGCAGATGAACAGTACGATGCTTTCAAGTACTTTATTGCTTTAAGAATTGATGAATGGGAACCAAGAGATGTACAGCGATTTGTAGAAACCTCAGAAGATTTGTTACTAGCATGGTCTAGATTATATAAGTGGAAAGCGAGAAGATTAGCTTATCTTAAGTATCAAGAATGGCTTAAGAGAAAGCAAGAAGAGTTAGAACACATTGATAGAATAGCGAAGTTTAGAAATACTCAATTGAATCTTCTGCAAAATACGGGTAATGCAACAATAAAGCTAATTGAAAAACTTGGGCAAAGAATCAATGAACTTGACCCAAGTGAAATTAAAGCGACAGACATTCCAAAATTTGTTACTGCTGTTGCGCAGTTCGTTGACTTATCTTCTGAAGCTGAAGCAAGAGCATTGACGTTGAATGAGCTTTTGGCTTTATATCAAGATGAATTAGATTCAAATACGATTCGTAACCATATTAATCAAACGAAAGAAACGGTATTAGCAACAGATGTCAAAAATACAAAGAAAGGGTAGAACAAGCCCAAGGACTAAAGAGCAAAATTTCGCAACTAAGAAGTTTAAGGATTTAGCAATTGATACAGCGATTAAACTTCGGATGAATCAATCTGCTCTAGTGAGAAAGAAGCTTGACCAACCGATTAATGAAATGGAAGAAAGGTCAAGACAATTTGAGAACTATTTTGATAACGTTGCGGATTACGCCAACGATTTCTTTGGGATTCATTTCTGGCAGAAGCAACAAGAGATTGCGAACGCACTAAAGGAAAAGAATTTTGTTTGTGTACGCTCGGCGCATAGTACAGGAAAATCATACTTACTAGGAATTCTTATTAATTTCTATTTTGATACAGTGTACCCATTGATTGGAATTGGTACTGCTCCAACAAAAGCTTTAGTTAACTCTGTCATGTTTGCATATGCAAGACAGTTCAGGAATATGAACCTTAATGTTCTTGGGGATTTCTGGACAGGTCCAGTTGTTCCTAAAATTACGACTGGTGAAGGTCATTACTTTGAAGGGATTGTGACTTCCGACCCAACGAGTGTTCAGGGTAGACATGGAGAGAATGTAGTATTGCTGCTTGACGAAGCGGTTGGAATCTCACCTGATATGTTTGAATCTCTAGAATCTCTTATGGTTGGTGACTATGTTAAAGTTCTTGCGATATACAATCCAACAGACCCTAGTGCATATGTCGCACAGCTTGAAAAGTCTGCTGGTTGGCATACGATTACCATGAGTGCGTATGACCATCCAAATATATGGACAGGTGTTGAAAGATTAATGGAAGGTCGTAAAGCGACTGAGAATCTTCCTTTCCCTGGAGCGATTAACCTTAGTCGTTTTGAACAACTTTTGAAGCAATGGTCTTTTAGAATTAACAAATCTGATTATGACCCTGCGAGAGACATTATTCTACCAAGTTCTATGTTAATGACAGAACTTGAGTATTACCGTCCTGGTCCTATTGCTTCTGCTCGTTTGCTTGGTCGTTGGCCTGAAGTTTCAATGAATGCTATTTTCACAGACTTCGTTGTAGACAATGCGGTTTATAATATAATTAAAGTTGATATTGAAGAACCAGTAACGATTGGGGTTGACGTTGCTCGGTTTGGTTCAGATTTCTCAGCATTTTGTGTACGTAAAGGTGGTAAGGTTCTAGAACTCTTTGAAGTGAATGGTTTAGATACTGTTGCTGTTACTGGCAAGGTAATCGAACTAGCTAAAAAATACAGTGATAGGTACGAAATTCCAGCACAGGCAATTGATATCGCTGTAGACGTTATCGGATTGGGTGCTGGTGTTTATGATAATCTTATTGACGCAGGTTATAATGCTCATGAAGTAAACGTTTCTGAAAGAGCATGGAACGCAGAGAGTTATACGAATCTTAGAAGTGAACTTTGGTTTGAAGTGTATAACATGTTCTTATCTGGTTTAGTTTCAATAGCGAACGTACATGATACAACTTTATTGGATTTAAAAAAGCAATTAGTTGCACCTTTATTTACTTACGATAGAGTTGGCCGTAGACAGATTGAACCAAAGGATGATACAAAGAAAAGACTTGATAGAAGTCCTGACTTAGCAGATGCATTAATGCTTGCGTTTGCAGTCAATACAGAATTTACAACGGGTATCAGTGGTACTCGTGAAGAAGAATAAGGATAAGGAATATTATGACAGAATTAGTAAATGATGGTTATGCTGAATACACTGGAACTCTTGGAATGTTTGTTTCATACATGGTAAAGAATTCCGCATTGCTTCCGGTTTGGTGGTCTGAAGAAAGAGAATCTTATCTTCGTAAAGCTTCGCTTGAAGTTGATATTATTTCGAGTGTGACAAATAATTTGACAATGCGTTTATTCAATATGCCTTTACAAGTTGTTCCAGAGAATCAATTGATTTCCTCACAAGCGACGGTTGCGAAATACTATCAAGCTATCGTCAATAATGCTTGGACAAAATACGGTGAATTATTCATAAATGATATGCTTACTTTTGACAAAGGAGCGTTTTTTATTATTGAATCTACTGTTAGCCCTTCTTTAGCCTTGGGCGAAGGTGATTTACCAACTGGATTGCGATATATCCCAAGTAAACAAATATTACTCAACAACAATGAACAGTATCCATACATTTGGGTTCGTAATAATGGAAGTTCTATTTACCTGCACGAAACACGAGTGGTTAGACTTACCCAAATGCCCGTAACAATCGATGAATATGTTTATACTGGTTTATCATTTGTATCAAGAGCCTTTAACGCTGGTTCTATGTTAAATTCTGCAATTACATACGGGCTTGAATCTCTTGGAACACTAGAATCTGACAATATCATTTGGGCAACATCAACAACAAGTAAAGCTATTCAACAAGCATTCAAAGATGCACAGATTGATAGTACCAATGCAAGCAGACAAACGAAGGGGCAGAATGTCTATCTTGGTTTACGTGACCCACAGGGTAAGATAGGGCAATTAGAATTAAAGAGACTTCCAGCTTCATTTAACTACGAAACATTTACGACTGTTGTTGTTAAGCTTCTTGCCATTGCTGCTGGTGTTGATGAGAATGATATCATTGCTGTAAGTAACGCAGGTACAACAAAAACAGCAACGCTTGTTTCTGATTTGAAGGCAAAATATAAGCTTGAGGCATGGTTTACTAAAAAGCTTAGACAAGAACTTGAACAGAAGTTTTTACCTCAGTTTCTTAAACTTCAAATTGGTGAGAAGTCTGACAGTATCAGTGAAACAGAAGGTAAAGCCAGAATCAACTTAGTTCGTTCGGATAAGTTACTTGCTGAATTTGGAGCTTTAGACGATAGAACTGCTAGACAAAATGCAGTGAAGTATGGATTGATTACTCAGACTCAGTTTGAAGAAATGGAATTAACAGATGGTAGATTACCAAATGGTCTTCCGATTGTTGCGCTGTTTTTTGATAGAAACGATATGATTAAATCAATGGTTGATGTTGGTATTGATGTTATGAATATACCAACTGATAATTTTGACGCAAATATCAAAAAAGTCAATCTAAAAATGCAAGAGGTTACAGCAGTAGCAATCAACACAACATCGCAAAATATTTTTACTGCTGCAAGGCAAGCTTTGGCTGCTTTGAATTGGTTGCTTGAGGAAATCAATGAATTGAAGACGAATACAATGCAGCAACAAACTGCTTTACTGGTTGACCCTTCTGATGAAGAAGAAAATGAACCTACTGGTCAAGGTGATACTGCTCTTGAAGATTCAAATAATAATCTTGACCCTGCCATTGCTAAACAACCACAACAACCAGACGTTGTGGCAAAAGATTATAGACAACCAAAAACTAAACGTGGTCGTGAGAATCGTTCAGCGTTGCATAAGGTTGTTAGAGATGTTTGGTCAAAGAAATCTGATAGAATGTTGACTTCTAAAGAAGAAATAAAATCAACAATTCGAGGATATTATAATATTGATGATTCGTTATTAGAAAATTTTGTTTTATATATAAATTCCAATAACGAATCATCTGGTGCAAAGCTTTCAGAAATCTATAGAAGGCTTGATGACCTTATCGAAAATTATGACGTTGGTTAATCAGAAGTAAATGGCAACAGATTTCGGTATTCGTTTTGTATATTAAAAATTAAATTAGATACAGAGCCTATGCCGATGTCTGGTGTTATTACATCATATACCATAAAAAAACCAGTCATTGTCAGTACCTTTGTACTGGTGAAATTAAATAAGCTCATAGGGATGTACCGAATTGTACTAGTGATTATTTTATCCTTACCGTCGAATCTAATTACTACTTCATCCGAAATCAAAGCCTCTGTTTTATCAAATTCATACAGATAAAAATCACCGTAATCAATTCGTTTAACATCAACTGGAATACTTTCTGACTTTGAAAAAGCAAAAGTAAAAGACGACAATAAAAGAATAAATACACTCAATGTAATTAGGATTCTCTTTTTCATTTCTTCTCTCCATTATCACTTTCTTTATTTAATATTTCAACTATAATATCATAAATTAAAGTTTTGTCAAATGAAATTTTAACCAAACACTTTATCTTGAATAGAGTGTTTATTAAAATTAATCTTAAGAGAGGTAACAATGAACTTAATAGAGTATTTACAAAAAAGAGAAGAAAATAAGAATAATCCAGACGCTAAGATTGAGAAATCATCGTATGTTCCGTATGGTATTACATCTTTTGAACAGCTTGACGCATACGAAAATGTTCATGAGTATGCGGAGCAGTTGCGAGATATGTTTTATCAATTCGTAATGATTGGTGACAATATCATCTCAATGTATCCTAATGAAGCGATTGATATGCTTTCTTCGTTAGTGAAGGAATTTAATTCACGCTTAGTGAAGTTACAAAATGATTTCAAGTCAGGTTCTATCGCTTTGTTCAAGTCAACGGATGGGAATTTATACTGGGTTGGTGTTCCAACTAATAAATTTCAGGATAGAGAGAAAGATATCTTTTCCGATATCAGTCATCGCAAGTTGGTAAAGTCTTTAGAGTCTGGTAATGCTGAATATCCAGATTTATATATTTGGCATCGCAAACCTGCTGTTGGTAAAGCAACGTGGGTTGATTACGATGAAAGAGGGTTTTTAGTTGCTGGTGGTATTATTCATAAAGAATATGAGGCATTAGTAACTAATCTTGTTGCAAATTCAACTGAGCCTTTGGGAATGTCTCAAGGTATTTATCGTAAGGATATTAAATTCGATAATGATGGTACTATTGTTGAATACACACCATTTGAGTTTACTTTCCTACCACATAAGAATGCGTGTAATCTGTTAACAGCGTTCACAACGAATGAAGGGTAATTTAAATTATGTCTAAAAAACTACAGGCATCAAAAAGTGAGAAATGGATTAGTCAAGGCGCACCGAAAGAAGCGTTAGAATTCTTGGGTAACACTGTGACTCAACTTAATGATATTGCTGTTGAAAAACAAATTGTATTTAAAGGAAATGATGAAATGGATAATAACGAAGTAGTTAATACCGAAGAAGTTAAGACAGAAACACCTGTTACTGAAACCGTAACGGAAACAGTAACAAAAGAAGTTCCAGATACTAATGTATTTGAAGTTATTCAAAAGGGCATTGTAGATTCAATTACAGTTGCTTTGAAAGAATATAATGATTCAGTCATTGCCCCTTTGCAAGCGCAAATCGCAGAACTTAAAGCTTCACTAGCAACCCCACAAGATGCAGTTAAAAAGGGATTCAATTTTGAAAACGTATTTATTGGCGCTAATGAATTTATGCCGTCTGCTGCTGTCGCTGCAATGATGAAGAAAGAATTCAATCTTTCAAATGCTAAGAGCGAAGTTGCTTCTGGTGATGTTGTTGTTGAGCCACAAAAAGTAGAAACTGTTGTAGTTAAGAAAGAAGTTACTACGCCAGTTGATAAGTCAAATGTTCTAGCTGGATTCTAATTTTGTAGTAAAAGATTTTTATAGGAGAATAATAAATGAGTATGTATTCTGAAACAGTATTAAAAGCATATAACGACAATGGTGTAACTGACCCTGATTACTTTGACGTTTTGAAGAAAGCCGTTGGAAACACAAATAGCTCACAGCTTTTGTATGTCGAAGGTGGTTTGTTCGCTAACTGTATGTTGGAACGTCCAGTGATGAACGTCACAATTACGCCTAAGCGTGCATTGGCAAATCGGATTCCTGTGGTTCGCCGTAATACACAGAAATCAATGTATGCGTTTTTGACTGATATTGCTGACCCATCTGGTCCATTACCAAGTTATCCTTGTGATGACCCACAAAAGGTAGGCAACCTGTCTGCTGCTTTTATTGAAGTTGAAAAAGGACGTGTTTCGCTTGGTTCTCAAACGATGGAAATGGATAAGATTATCCAACGTTATCACCAAGGCATTACAACTGACCTTTATCTTGTCGGTGATGTTCGTGGTGTGTCTGCTGCAATTCCTGCTGGAATGACTGAGAATCTTTCATTGCTTTCACAAGCCGCTGTTC